GGATGGAGATGAAATCCTTGTCCACGAAGATGGTGTAATTGACATGTCCCGATTCCCCCTTCCGCTTTGTGTGGCTCATGAAACCTATCGGGGCCTGAATATCGGTTTAATTGAAGACCCGGTAATTGAAAATAAAAAGCTCCGTGGGACATTGCGGTTTGGAGAACGGACCGAAGCCAATGAATATTTCACAGATGTAAAAAATGGTATTATCCGTAATATTTCGGTCGGGTATAGAATCAATGAATCTATCCCGAACGAAAAAGAAGAATCCTACAGGGTCACTGATTGGATGCCGTTTGAAGGGGGAATCGGGACATGTCAATTACACCATCTTCGTGGACAAGGATTTCATCTCCATCCCATCTGCGGACAGGTTCTTCAGAAGAAATAGAAACCTCAACTGTCCGTTCTTCCTCATTGACTACTTTCCCGAGTGTCAACGCTCGGCTTTGATTTTCTTTTTTCTTCATTTTATCTCCTTATACCGCCTGTTTCGTCACGATGCACTTGCACCCGCGATGTAGGGACGGGTATCTCGTATTGTGCGGCACTATTAATTTTTTATGGGTTTCGTCGCCATCAAATTCCTGGCCTTTTTTGGCAAAAGTCTGACCTTTTTTGGCAACAACTTTGTTGTGGAGTTTTTTTCCTAATGCTGCGGACCTCATTTTTTGGCCTCCCTGTCGTCTTGTCTGGTTTTTTCAATTTCTCTGGATAATACCTGCATGCCGGTTAACGTCCATTCAATATCCTCGACGCCGTGAAGATCCATGGCCTCCATCGGGGTGATTGATATTTCTCCAGAGCATTGGTTATGCAAATTTATTATCCTCATATTATCTTCGTGCTGTTTCGGTTTACATGTGGCGCATGGTGGCCCGGCTTGCTTCCTCAGTTTGTCCGCCTCTGAGTCCCATACGTTCGGGACGAAAGCTAGTTTGCATTCATCGCAGGGCTGACGGTTGTGGCAAGCCAGCCACTTTGCCCACTCGATCAGTTTCCCAGAGCTTCCTCTTCCTGCTCTTTAATCTGTTCGGCTAAAAAATTGCGTTGCTCGGCAATGAAAGACATGCAGAATACATAATCATCCTCTGACAATTCCCGGAAAAATTTAGCCTTATTCTGTTTTGAATATTCCATGGGCTCGCCGTCAGCATCAAAGGCGTTTTTCCATCCAGTAATGGCTGTCATGTTAGACATATACCCTTCTTGGACTTTATTTATTTCCAGGAGAGGAACCGGTTGCATTTCCCCGTCTTCATCTTTGCGGAATTCAAACCGCTGGACATGGGTTTCCTGTGTTATTTTGGTTGCTTCTCCCGCCCGTAAATGTTTAATCTCAAATTCGGTTTTGTCCGGATCTTCCGGGATGGGAAACCATGCCTTCAAAAGTTTTTGTGCTCTCATGTGTTTTTCCTAAAAGTTTGCGGGAACCGTCGTCCCCGCCCTTATGCTATAAGGTTGATTGGTTATTGTCTAGAAACGCCCACCATGAATTGTAAACGCTGTCCCTGCCAATTGTGCGGTTAAATCCGATTCGGTATTACTCAAGGTCAAAACACCAGCAGCAACGCTTGCTACGGTTCTCATCTTCAACTCGTCCGCGGACTCTGTTACGCCCTCAAGAATCACGGTGTCCCCGGCTTTCCAGCCTGCGGTGACAAAACCAGAGCCTGAATCCATAATTGTGTCAGGGGTTCCGGCAGTAATCGCCAACGTAGCAGAGGTTGTGTGGATGTGGAAGGTGGAAGGCTGCCCGTTGCAAACCAGCCCACCGGAGAACGAGAAAATTGCATTCTTGTCGGCAGATCCGGGGGAGTGATCCACAACCTGGAAAGCCGCCAGAGAGTCGGCGGCAGTATCCGGCATGAAAAAATCCGTGGTGTTTAGATAGCACCGGCAATCTGTAAATTTCGTGTTAGCCAGGGCATAAGTCTTTAATTGATCCTGCCCCAGGGTGTCTCCGGTCACATAGTTACCGCCATATTCGATGTTGGACATGGAACCACCACCGGCAAACTGCCTGCCCATTTCGTTCCTGAACTCATCAACGGTTAAAATGTTTCTGGAAAAACCATAGGGCTTGAGGGTGTTTAGGCCACTGACCACCGCCTGGTCACTATCCCCGTACTTCAAAATGATTGCCGCGTTTGCCGCTAATTGATAATTGACTGTCATTTTTTTATTCCTTTACTAAAAAAGTTTGAAATTCTGCACTCACCACCCATCGGTCATCATCACGCCAGGGCGGAGTAAACATTTCTATTTTTAAAGTCGTGGGTTGATAGCCCGAGACTGTTAGTGTTGCGCCGTCAAATAACGCCCGGCATTTTGTGAGCAGGTCCATTGCTTCGGATGCGCTCTGGGAATAGCAATTGACCTGGAAAGACACGTCGTCGATATCCGTTGACCAATCCCCTTCCGCCATGCCCGGTATTCCAAAATAAACGGCATAGGGATAGGAATCATCCTCATCAATCCCAAAATAAAACTCACCACCCAGAGCAGTATTAAAATCATTCGTGGTTTCAAAAAGCGTTTGAATGGCTTTGAAAAATTCTTTCATTTCAGAGCACCTTCAAACTTCGCCAATATTTTAGCCTTGTTTTTTTTCAGGGCGGGACGGAGGAACGGCTTTGCTTTAACCGGTGTCCTGTCCTTACCTTTTTTCTTCCCAGATTTATAAACCGTTCCAGGGGTTCCCAACTCAACGAATCGAGCTATGTGGCCAAGGTCTTTCCCGCCTGCCGTCACGTATGCTCCAACGGCTTCGTTGTTTTCCCAGGAATTCACCTCGATGCTGTTCAGCAGGTCCCCGTTATCCACAGGCACATTTTTTTTCGCTTCAATGGCAACGTCCCGGGCTCCGCCGTGAACAACCTTTTTACAAGCACCCCTGACTGCACCGGTCAATTCCTTTTCATTCCATTCAAGAGAAAAGTTCATACCACCTCCGTGGCAAGGATTTCAATTTCCCGGTTTGCCTCGTCAATATTGATCACAGAATTGATTTCAAACTCCCGGGCACTCCAAACAATTTTCATTGATGGCAGGATGCCGGACAGATAATCCACCTTGATCCTGTGAGTGACGGTCATCTGTTCCCGATTTGATTTAATAATTTCGCTGGCCGATACGGGCCTGATAAAAACCCACTCGGTATATGTGGTGGCCCATGCCTCGCCACGGTCGATCCCCTTTCCCGTGATTGTTTTGGTCTGAAATTGCACCAGGGCATTTTTTTGGGCTGCCGGTCGTCTTTTTCTCATGTGGTCCAGATCCTGTGCGGGTTCAGGTGAGCATCAACCGCCCGGTCAACATCAACATCATGGAAAACTGATTCAACCAGTAGATTGACGGCAGTTTTGACGGTTTCTGGCACAGTGCTTGCGGTGTACCCACAAACAAATGTTGCGGTAATCGGATCTTTTTCATATAGATCCGGGAATACAAAATCCGAATCGGAATAAATTATTATCCTGCCCTCATCTGTGCCGATCCCGCCCACCAGATAATCATCCGTCGATACCGTTTGCTCTGCACCATCTTCATCGTTATATTTAACGCTGGAAACGGATTGAATCTGACCCAGAGGGAGAATCCGCGCCGTCATCTCGGACCAGGAATCAAAAATCACCGCCCAGGTCTGGGTCATTAAAGCTCTTCCCGTCATCCCCTCTGCCTGGTCTATGGCCGAGGTGATCAATGACTCTATATACAAATCCTGGGTATTATTGCTGGACGAAATCCGCAAATGATCCTTGGTATCGGCAAGAGACACCGGCTGGATGGTTGGGGCTGTTATAAGCTTTTTAATCATCAGCTATCCGCCAGGATTCCCACACCCTCAATGGCTGCCAAAAGGGCGTTGTGTTTGGTTGCCAGGTCATTATATGCCGTTGTAATCAGGTTCAAAACAACCGCCAATTCTGTCCCGTCAATCGAAGCCGCGTCATCGATATCCGCCTTGGCGTAGTCGGTTTTGAGGGCTGCACCGGCATCAGCAATGTGGCTGGCCTGGGTGCCATCTGCGGTGATTGCGCCGCCGGATTCCACATCAATCTCGCCGCCGGATTCCACAACCATCTTGGCTCCGCCCTGCTCTTTGTATATTTTTACGTTGCTCATTTTTTTCTCCATGCCCCGCCAAAAATGACGGGGCAATTATTGGTTAGGCTTCAGCAGGTGAAATTACAAAAGTCCCGTCCTGGATGGACGCATGTTCAGACACAGGTTTTTCTTTTGAGCCGTGCAGGATTACAATAGTTGACCCATAGGCAATATTTGCTGTGGCAGATGTCAAAACCGCCTGAATATACCTTTCTTTTGGATGATCAATTGTCACCATCAGAAGAGTATTGTTCAAATCATCGTTGATGGCGCAAGTTGCCGTGGCAGTTGCTCCGGAGAGGGCCGCCATTGCACCATCTGCATTAGCTTCGCTCTGTTCGATGGTCATCAGGGCCACGCCTGTGGCAACCGAATCGGTAATGGGTGTAATAAAGGTGGCCCCAGTGTACCCGGCCATATCAATAATGTCGGTGTTGCTGTCGGTGTTATCTGCCGCCGCAATCGGGGCAAGGCATTCACGGACTTCATGGTCAGTTTGGAAGTTCATATCTCTTTCCTCTTATTTTTTTAAAACCCCCGGTTAAGGGGGCAAGTTCCACTATGCCAGGGTTACCCGGGCAAATGCTTCTTCTAATACGGGCATTCCGTCAGATTCCATGCGGCCAATATAACCAACCTGGTTAGTCTCGGCATAAAGCTGATCTAAAACCTTGATGGTCATATTCAAGGCGTCGGCAATCCAATAAAAAGACAGATCCCCCAGTAGACCAACATACAACCCCGTAGTGAACGTATTGGGTGCATACTCGGTCATGGAGTATGGCAATTCCAGGATGGTATCGGTCTTGTCGCCAAGGCCCATCTTCCAGAGATAATCACCATTCCCGTCTTTGAGTTTTCTAATCATCTTCACGGCGTCCCGGTGAAAAACCCATTCAGCCGATTTCTGGTACTGGGCTTTCAAGGAATATTTTGCATTAATCAGACCGTCGGCTTTGATCAATGTGGTGGTGTTGTCTGTGGACACGTCACGTCCAGTGGAAATACCTTTACTGGACGCTGTAAACAATCCGAGGGGCTGACCACTGCCGGTGCCGGTCAAAAAGGCTTTTTCATGGGTGATGCCGAATTTATACGCAAGGCGGGATCTGATCAAAGAATCCGCAGACTGGAGCGCCTGGCGCAAAAGTTGTTCAGACACCTTCACCCGTTTGGCCACGGGCCGGGGTTTAAGTTCCCGTTTTCCGAAGTCCATGTCAGAATCAAGATTGCCGGTCCCAAGCTCGGTGGTCCAGTCAGCATCACCGGGGTCAGTCTCAAGGGTAGGCACACCCAAGGCAGTGGCCATGGCTACAGGAATCACGGTCGCTTTCTGGCGAATATAAACCATGTCATCAACGGATTTGATCAATTTGTTGACAAACTTTTCAGGAGCAACAATATACCCGCCTTCGGTGTCAGTCCCGGCGGAAAGCGCCCGAATCTCAGCATTAGACAACGCGCCAACCCCACCAACCAGGGCGCGGTTGAAAAGCCCCATTCTTTCGGCTGCTTCGTCTTTGTCTTCAACGCTGGGCGGGGCCTGTTTGCGATCCTGACTTTTTTCTCTTTCTTCCAGGGCGCGGAGCCGTTCAATTTTATCTGCTTCGCGCTGTTCAGCATCGGAGATTTGCGTGGTCAGTTCTTCAAAATCGGTGTCAATCCGCTGGTATGTGGCTTCCTCATCGGAAGTGAATTCCCTTTTTTCCGTTTCCGCCAGGTCAACAATTGTTCTTTGCTGCTCAACGAGTCCAGCCCGTTTTTCCTTCAATTCAATAATTTCTTTAGACATTTTAATTTTCCTCAACAATAACTTGTTTTTGTTTCAATGCGATTTGCCTACCCAGGTTTGGCCGGATCATTGGATCGGGTTCCGGGGGGTCCTCGGAATCAATGGGATTCTCGGGAGTATATTTTTCGACCAGGTTCGACACCCGGGTTAAAATTTCTTTCTGTTCTTCGGGGGATGCGCTTTCAATTGTCTCCGTCAGGGTTTCGTATTGATTGTCGAATGACCGGCCAATACCAACCGTATTATCTGCCGGGACAGAAACAAGGGACGCTTCAAACGGCATCCAATCAGTGACCCTGTAGGATTCTTCTTTTTCGTTCGGGATAGATTCATTGATTCTATACCC